AACCTCAAGCTAAACTAATGGCTGCTGCGGCACATAACCCTAAATTCGCTAAGAAGGTAGGTATTCCTACTAAAGTAGCAAAAGAGTTTAATGCAGCGGACAAGGGCAAGAAGTTTAAAGAAGGCGGGCCATCATTAGCAGTTGGTCGTGGTGAGAAATTACCCGTATCGAAAGGTGCTGGACTTACTGCTAAAGGACGCGCAAAATACAATGCAGCAACAGGGTCTAACTTGAAAGCTCCTCAGCCAGAAGGTGGTCCTCGCAAGAAATCGTTTTGTGCCCGTATGTCAGGTATGCCAGGCCCAATGAAAGACGAGAATGGCAAGCCTACACGCAAGGCAGCATCACTTAAACGCTGGAAATGTTAAAGGAGCTATTATGGCTAAAGAAGATACAAAGATGGACTTAATGCAAGATAAGAAGATGGCTAAAAAAGCTATTGGCATGCATGAGTCACAATTACACGGTGGTAAAAAGTCCAACCTAACAAAACTTAAAGGCGGCGGCTGTACTAAAATGGCTCGTGGCGGTGGTATAGAAGTTCGCGGTAAAACTAAAGGAAGGATGGTGTAATTATGGCTAAATCTTTTATGGACATTATGAACACTGTACCTATTGATATGACTGATCCTGATGAGGTTACTATACGCAATCCATTAGGTCCAAGTAATTCAAGAGGTAGAGGGTCTTCTATGATAGATTTGACAGACCCTGATGCTGTTACATTACGAAATCCATTCCGTAAAAAAGCAAAGCCTGAGGATATGTCTAAACGCATTACAGAAAAAAGTAATGCCGGACCTAACGTAAAACCATCAAAACCAAAATCATCTGGTTATAAGATGCCTAAGTCAACTACTCCTGACATGGATACGACACAAGGTACTAGAGGTTCACGAGTTAGCTTTGAAGCAGGTGAAACAAAAGAGACACCAAAAGAAACAGTAAAAGAAGTAATAAAAGAAACATCTAAATCAGCACCAATTGAAGAAAGAAGCACTCCGGCAGAAGAAAGACGTGCTGCACGAGAAGAATCAAGATTCAGTTCTAGCAATCCTATGGGCATGAAAAAAGGCGGTTCAGTTTCGTCAGCATCACGCCGTGCTGATGGCTGCGCAATACGTGGAAAAACGAGGGCTTAACAATGAGACCGTCACGCGGAATGGGTGCAATGAAAGCTGATAAAATGCCCGGATCCAAGGGCAAGACTATTGTTCGTAAGGACAAGCCTCAGTTTGTAACCGAGTATAAAAAGGGTGGCGATGTAAACCTTCCTGGCTTGTATGCAAATATCAATGCTAAAAAGAAACGTATTGCAGCAGGGTCTGGTGAAAAGATGCGTAAACCCGGAAGTTCAGGGGCACCCACTTCAGACGCCTTTAAGAAATCAGCATTAACGGCTAAGAAATAACATGATGGAATTCTACAGCTTAAGCTATATATGTGGGTTTGCTGTAGGGATGCAACATGAGCTTATAGAAGAGAACAACTACCTTATCATTAGTTTGGGTATAGTAGAAGTAGTATTTATTTGGTAAGGATTATATGGCTTTAAACACAGCAACGTCAGGCACATCATCCTTTAATCTAGACATCAACAATCTAGTAGAAGAAGCCTTTGAGAGGTGCGGCTCTGAGCTACGCACTGGATATGACTTGCGTACTGCTCGTCGTAGTTTAAACCTGCTTACTATTGAGTGGGCTAATCGCGGCATTAACTTGTGGACTGTAGAACAAGGCGAGATTCCTTTGGTTCAAGGCCAGATTATGTATGCTTTACCTACCGAAACCATCGACTTACTAGACCAAGTAGTGCGTACAGGCACAGGCCAAAACCAAGTAGACATTAACATCACTCGTATTAGTGAGTCTACATACATCACTATACCTAACAAAAACGCCCAAGGCCGTCCTATTCAAATATGGATTAACCGCCAATCAGGCAACACAAACGCGACAACTGCTACGCTTTCAACTACGATTACTGCCTCATCTACAACGATTGATTTGAGTGACGTGACAATGCTAGGTTCTGCTGGGTTTATTAAATTAGACAACGAGATCATTAGCTACAGCAACTTGGCTAAATCAACGACGTCCTCTGCGGGAACATTGAGCAACTTAGGTCGTGGCCAACAAAACACAATCGCTGCATCGCATACAGCAGGAGCAGCTGTGACCGTAACTAACGTGCCAAACGTAAGTGTATGGCCAGCACCAGAACAAAGTGATTACTACACATTAGTGTACTACCGTCTACGCCGAATCCAAGACGCTGGCTCAAGTGGCACTAACACACAAGACATACCGTTTAGGTTCTTACCAGCGATGGTTGCAGGGTTAGCGTATCACTTAAGCTTGAAGATACCTGATGCTCTACCTAGGGCTGAAATGCTAAAAGCAATATACGAAGAGACTTTCCAGAACGCAGCTGACGAGGATAGAGAAAAGGCCGCAATTCGCTTAGCCCCACGCATGCAGTTCATGAGGTAGGTTATGGCTAGTAAATTCTCAAGTGGTAAGTTTGCGATTGCCCAGTGCGACCGCTGTAATTTTAGGTTTAAGTTATCTCAGCTTAGACGGTTGGTTATTAAGACTAAAAATGTTAATATCTTGGTGTGCCAAGATTGTTGGGAACCGGATCAACCACAATTACAACTAGGTATGTACCCAGTTAATGATCCACAAGCGGTTAGAGACCCACGACCAGATTTAGGCTATTACCAATCCGGGTTAAATGGGTTACAATTAACGGAAACAACAAGCGTCAGTCCCAATGCAACAGGGGTTCCCTTGCAAGGTAGTAGGATAATACAGTGGGGTTGGAATCCAGTAGGACTAAATGATCCGTTTAATCTAGAGGTTAACTATTTAGTAGCCGAAGGTCAAGTCGGTACAGTAACAGTAACAACAACTTAGGAGTAATAAAATGGCATTTAAATCAGGCGCACAAGGTATCAATACCAAAGGCAAAACAAAAGGTAAACAATTAGGTATCGACGGTGCTAAACTGCCTGTTGATGGTGGCGTTTCTAAAGGTGGTAAAGCACGTTCAGTTAAATCAATCGACATGAAGAAAATGGGTCGTAACTTAGCTCGTGCAGCTAATCAAAAAGGCGGTTAATATGGCAGAATATAATCAACCACAAGTAGTGCCTAACGCGGATATCAGTTACAACACTGATCCAAACAACATTAGCGCAGACAAATCTAACGGCTGTATTCCAGCTCGTCGCGTAAGCGGTGGTAACCCTGCACGTAATGAAGTTAAAACAGCTGGTGTAGCACAACGCGGTAAGGGTGCTGCTACAAAAGGCTTTACTTCACGCGGTCCGATGGCATAAGGTAGGTCAATGAACTACACCCAATTAGTTGCAGCTATTGAAAGCTACACCGAGAATCAGTTTGAAACGGCTGATATAAACACGTTTATACAAGAAGCAGAACAAAGGGTTTATAATACCGTACAACTGCCAGCCTTGCGTAAGAACGTGATTGGTAATCTAACTAGCGGTAACAAGTACTTAGCATGCCCATCTGATTGGTTAGCAACGTTTTCACTGGCTTTAATTAATGGCAACAACGAATTCACGTATCTGCTTGATAAAGACGTAAACTTTATTCGTGGGTCTTATCCTGATACGGACGCTGCGTTCTACGGAACCCCTGAGTATTATGCACAGTTTGACCAGAATACATTTATATTAGGACCAACACCTGATGCCAGTTACAGTATGGAGTTGCACTACTTCTATTACCCACAGTCAATTGTTACTGCAGGTACTAGTTGGTTAGGTGATAACTTTGATTCTGTACTGCTATATGGCGCATTATTAGAAGCTTACACCTACATGAAGGGTGAGGCTGATGTAACAGCAACATATCAAAAACGTTACGATGAGGCTTTGGCTTTATTGAAACAACTTGGTGATGGTAAAAATAGAAGAGACGCATACCGCAACGGGCAAGTAAGATACCCAGTAATGTAATTTAGGAGAAGTAAAATGGCAATTTCACAAGCAATGTGCACGAGCTTTAAAGTTCAATTATTGGGCGGCGCACAAAATTTTAATACAGGTACTACAAAGGTTTATAAAATCGCGTTGTATACTTCTGCAGCGACTTTAGGTGCAGCTACTACCGACTACTCATCTACTACAAATGAAGTAGCTAACGGTGGCGGTTACACAACAGGCGGAAACACTCTTGTAGTTTCTCAAGTACCAACCTCAACAGGCACTACAGCGTTCATTGACTTTGCGGATACTACTTGGTCTGCAGCGACTATTACTGCCCGTGGCGCATTGATATATAACAGCACAGACGATACTGCAGTTGCAGCGTTGGACTTCGGTTCTGATAAATCATCTACTGCCGGTGACTTTACAATCATATTCCCAACAGCGGACGCAACAAACGCAATCATCCGTATAGCCTAGAATAGGAGTCTCAAATGGCTCTAGTTCTTAAAGACCGGGTTAAAGAAACCTCAGTATCGACTGGTACTGGGGCAATTGCGCTTGATGGCGCTACAGGTGCATACCAAACCTTTAGTACGATTGGTGATGGAAACATCACGTATTATGCTATTGCAGGGCAAACCACATCTGAATGGGAAGTCGGATACGGCACATATACATTAAGTACTAATTCTATTTCTCGTGATTTTATCTATTCCTCATCTAATAGCAATACGATTGTTACGTTCTCTGCCGGTACTAAAGACGTATTTTGTACGTATCCGTCTGAGCAAGCGGTTTATCAAGAGGTAGATGGTAGCCTTAAACTTATTGCGGGGGTTATTGAAGTTTCTTTAGATGGAACTCATGGCACAACTTTAAATAACACCGCATTCCAAGCGTTTGCTACTACTAATAGCTTCCTACAAAACAACATACAAAACTTAGATAGCGGTTCAGATGCATCAGGGGATTATGTAGCTACTAATGATGTTGGGGATGATACTAAGAATTATGTAGACTTAGGGATTAATAGTAGCGGGTTTACTTCCGTTAGTTATCCTATATACACCCCCAACTCAGCCTATCTATATAGCTTAGGGGATGGAGTTTCTAACGGAGATTTGTTTGTAGGTACTGGGGATTTAGGCGATGTAGTATTACATGCTGGTGGGTTTACTACGGGTGATGTTGTAGCAACCATTAAATCAGACACTAAGAACTTACTAATCGGAACAACTACCGATACAGGGGAAAAACTCCAAGTTGCAGGCGATGCCCTTATTACTGGGGCTACGGAATTTGGAAGTACAGTTCTATTGGATGCAAACCCGACAACTGCCTTACAAGCCGCAACAAAACAATACGTAGATAACCAGGTCACTGCAGGTCTTCACATCCACGCCCCTGTACGCGTTGAGACAACAGCTAACTTAACTGCTACCTACGTGCAGGGTGGTACAACATTTAACATTACAGACATTACTTCGACTACTACGGTTACGACTTCTGTAAACCACGGTCTAGTAGTAAACGACCAAATATGGCTAACTACCACAGCGGGTAATGGACTATCAACTAATACAGCTTACTTTGTATACTCAACACCAGCGTTAAATCAGTTAACCCTTTCACTAACCTTTGACGGCATCCAAATAACAGGACTAACTAATGCCGCTGGTCTAACATACGCTACACGAGCAAACTCAGGTGTAGGGGCTACACTAACAAACGCGGGTACTCAAGTTGCACTAACAGTTGATGGTATTGCATTAAGTGTAGCAAACCGAGTAATGGTTCGCTTACAGACCAACGGCGCTGAGAATGGCGTATATGTAGTAACTACTGTAGGTAGTGGGGCTACTAACTGGGTATTGACTCGTTCTGCTGATGCCAGTGTAGTAATCCCAGGGGACCCAAATGGTTTAGGTACTGGCGACTACTTCTTTACACAAGAAGGTGTACTTAACGCTGGTGATTCACACGTATTGACCACCGAACCAAACACAATGATTATCGGCTACACGACGTTAACATATACACAGTTCAGTGGTGCGCTTACTTACACGGGCGGCACAAACATTGACGTTACAGGTCAGACTATATCTCTTACAGGTACAGTTGCCCCTACAAACGGCGGTACTGGCACAGCTACAGTCACTACAGGCGACTTACTATATGGATCTGCTACAGATACATGGTCTAAATTAGCTAAAGGCTCTGCATACCAATCGTTAATGATGGATGCAAGTGGTACAAATGTTCAATGGAATGCCTTAGCACTTAACCAATCAAATGCAGTGTCAGGTACCCTAGGGGCTACAAACGGTGGTACAGGGACAAATAATTATGCTACTGGGGACATGCTTTATTCTTCCGCGGCAAATACAATCGCTAAGCTATCAGGTAACACTTCTACTACTAAACAATACCTATCTCAAACGGGCACAGGCGCAGTTTCTACAGCTCCTAGCTGGGCTACTATATCGGCGGCGGATATCGGTGCAGGCACACTTCCTGCTACTCGTGGTGGTACAGATAATAGCTCTTACGCAATCGGTGACATCCTTTATGCGGACACAACGACAACCTTAGCTAAACTTGCTGATGTTGCTACTGGTAATGCGTTAATATCTGGTGGCGTAAGTACAGCTCCAACTTGGGGGAAGATAGGTTTAACTACGCATGTATCAGGCACCTTAGGCTTAACTAACGGTGGTACAGGCCAAACAACAGCTAACGCGGCATTCAATGCACTAGCTCCTAGTCAAGCCACTAATAGTGGTAAATACTTAACTACTAACGGTACTGACACTTCTTGGGCTACGGTAACGCAAACTACATTCAGTGCAGGGACTACAGGCTTTACTCCATCAACTGCCACATCAGGCACGGTTACATTAGCGGGTACATTAAATATAGCCAACGGTGGTACTGGGGTAACAACAGCTCAAGCTGCAATGAATACCTTTGCTGGCGCAGTTACTTCAGGCCAATACTTACGCGGCAACGGCACTAACGTAGTAATGGCATCAATCGTAGCTGGTGATGTTCCTACCCTAAACCAAAATACAACCGGTACAGCAGGTAACGTAACAGGTACTGTGGCAGTTCTTAACGGCGGTACAGGGTCTACAACGGCAGGTGGAGCTAGAACAAACCTAGGTGCAACAACCGTAGGTAGCAACTTCTTTACACTAACAAACCCTTCTGCAATCACATTCCCACGAATCAACGCGGACAATACCGTTTCTGCTTTAGATGCTGCAACATTTAGAACCGCAATCGGCGCGGGTACTAGCTCAACTACAGGCACGGTAACATCAGTATCAGGCACTGCTCCAATTAGCGTTGCGACAGGAACAACCACGCCAGCAATTACAATTGCCCAAGCAACGACATCAACAAGCGGATATTTAAGTTCAACTGACTGGAACACTTTTAATGGTAAACAGGCGGCAGGGTCTTATGTAACAGTAGGCGGTGCATTAGGTACACCATCAAGCGGTACTTTAACAAACTGCACATTTCCAACGCTAAATCAAAACACCACAGGCAGTTCGGGTTCATGTACAGGTAATGCGGCAACGGCTACAACAGCAACCAACTTATCAGGAGGCACTGTAGCGGCTACAACAATCACTGCAACAGGTAACATCACTGCGTACTTCTCAGATGAACGCCTAAAAACTAGACTAGGTTTAATAGAAAACGCCTTAGCTAAAGTGCAAACACTTGATGGGTTCTACTACGAGCCAAATGAAACTGCACAAGCTTTAGGATATGAAGTTAAACGTGAGGTTGGCGTATCTGCACAACAAGTGCAGGCTATATTACCAGAAATTATTGCACCTGCTCCAATTGATAACCAGTACTTGACTGTAGATTATGAGCGCTTAGTACCATTGCTGATTGAAGCTATTAAAGAATTAAAAGCGGAAGTAGATGAGCTAAAGAAGGCTAAATAATGTTTGGGTTTAGCTCATTTGCTGAAGCACCCTTTGCCAGTGTAGGCGGTTCAGCCCCTAGTATTGTGTTTGCTGTAGGCGTAGAAGGTACAGCAGAATTAGGTACAGTAACAACAGTAGCAAAAGCAAACGTGTACCCAACAGGTTTGTTTGCCGTAGGTGAACTAGGCAATATAACTGTCTATCCTATAGTAAATGTACTTCCAACAGGGTTACAAGCACAAGCGTTACTAAATAGTGTAACAACAAGCGCAGCGGCAAATACTGCTGTAACAGGTTTAGCAGCAACAGGCTTTGTAGGTAGCGTCTCGATCACTGCCGACGGTAACATATATGTTACTGGGGTTTATGGCGAAGGATTTGTAGGTAATGTAAGCGTTACGGGTATAGCCAACGTAACCGCTACGGGTGTTCTAGGTACAACACAATTAGGTAATGTAGTTGTATACCCCACAACTAATGTATTTGCAACGGGTGTATTAGGTACTACGGCTTTAGGATCAGTATCAGTAACAGGTAGAGCAGTTGTATATCCATTAGGTGTTGAGGGAATAGGCGTTGCAGGGTTTGCGTTAGTATGGGGACAGATAAACGATTCACAGAACCCTAATTGGGCAACTATAGACGATAGTCAAGGAAGTACTTGGACAGCAATAAACGATACTCAAACACCAAATTGGACAGGAATACCATAATGACAGACACTATACCTAAGCAAGAAGATGAAGTACAATGCGATAATAAAGAAACGCAACCAATTGAATTAACGACACAAGAATCAAAAAGTGTGTCAGTAATGGTTACAGGTTTCTCGTTATTTGCTACCACATTGAAATAGCAAAATAAACAAAGGGAACAAACTATGGCAAGTACCTATTCACCACTCAAAATTGAGCTTATCACCACCGGCGAGCAATCGGGTACGTGGGGTACAACTACGAA